TCAGGGCTAAGCATTACTCTTTTCGTCTGTTTTGTAAGTATGAAAAAAGACACCTCTTTCGAAGTGTCTTTAGGTTATTAAGATATTAACAAACTATCTTAGTTATAGGAATTGTTCCCTGTTGAGTAGCTGCAATTTTTACCATAATTGCATAATCTTTGATCATTGATACTCAATCCCTGGAATCCCCTCTTTTCGGTTATCGACAATGCTCCTATCAATGGAACTCGATTCGATTGAATTTTAGTTCCAGATATTTTTTTTATCGCATCAACCATATTTCTCTTTTTCATTACAATGTCCTCCTAGTGAAAATAATCCCATTTGTCTGTTGCAGTCTCATAAAATCTTCACACATGTTATGACATTCAAGAATCAGATTTTGTTCATCAGGGCTCTGACCAAAATCTTCAATTTGAAGTTTCAGTTCTGATAAAACCTCAATACTCAACGGACGACCGTGAGATTTCCATCGAGAATAATCTGATAGCGCATTAGCAATTTCTTTCGCACGCTCTCTTTTTTCATCCTCTGATACACCCGTTCCATTACTAGAATGAGTCTCCCAATTCTTAAACTTAAACTGAACTAACCATTTAACCAGTAAATCTTCTGTTAAATCTCGCGCCTGTTCGTAAAGGCTAATTTCCGCCAAGTCAAAATCCTTTAAAATAAGAAATTCAGCTTCGCTTATAGTTCCAGCTTGCGCTTTTACTAGCAGATCCTCTATTTTGCCAAGATATCCAAGTGCAGGGACAAAACGCCCCTCTTTATTCTGAACTTGTGGGTCTATTGGACCTAGTACAGAATTGTAATCCATATGGATATTGTCGCCACTCATACATAATATTGTTCCAGCACTATAAGCATGGTCCGGGATAATAAAATCAACCTCGGAATAATTATATCTAAAAATATTAACAAGCCTCTCAACTGTAATTGCATCTCCACCATTGGTTGTAAGAATTACACAAAGCTTTTCATGATGGCTATCTGCTTTCCTTGTTAAATCTATTACCTCTCTAGCATGATTGAGCAAATTTGGTTCTATGGGACCATTTAAATATAAACAATCAGCGTCGTAAAGATTCTCTAGTTCCTCTAACAAATCTTTTATCATCTGACTTGTTTTTAAAATTATTGGGTTAATCATTCCTCACGTCTCCTTGTTTAACTCATCCTTTCAAAATGAATTATACCACAAAAATATTTTTTTGCATAAAAATATTTCTCATATCACAAAAAACCGATATAGTCATTTTTACCCAGCAGAACAGGAAAAAGCTGTTAAGGTTTTAGACAAAATCAAGATATAAACGTGTACAGACCGTGTACAGAAAAAATGAACCGTTGAAATTTCAACGGTTCAAGCTGTTTTGGTGGAGATGGCGAGAGTAATTTGATATGTTTTTTAAGATTTACACATATATTCTTATGGCTATTTTTAGCCATTTCGAGCCTTATGTCTCCATCCTCAAAACCATCAAAAAAATATTTTTCGTATATAATTCGTATTTTTGATTTTGCTGCCTCTACTATATAGATTATATGTGTAAAACCGATTTATGGCAATAAAAAAAGAGGGCAAACGCCCTCTTGATTTAACTACTATATCACAAGCTCACAAGCAAGCCCAACAGCATATGCTCTCTTCACCCCATAAGATGCGATATATGACATTGCTTCAGCTGTATTATTTTCTCCTATAAGAAGTATAGGCATTTCACCTATGTTGCTTGAAACGATTGCGTCGGCCCATGAAGCAACTATAATAGCCTCTTCAGCTGCCGGGAAAAAACGCTCTGCAATTTTTCTCGATGTTTCAAAACGATCTGCCCCCTTGACTCTTTCGACGCTACCAATCTCAGCGAGCTGCTTTTCTACAGTAGTATTTACTACGCCTGTATCACCGACAATTATAAAGTGTAAGTCATTGTGTTTTTTTAGTTCTACGATTTGATTTGCTTTTACGAACTCGGAAACTATAAGTACTGGAACGTTTGTTGTAAGTGTGGATACACCATCAGCCCAATCGCTGCCATTAGTAACAATGATTGATTTTGTTTTTGAAAAGCATTCTTTCAGAACTTCTAGATTTGTATCGTATCTAGTATCTCCCTTTATTACTTTTGCTCCACCCTTGTTTACTATATCGCCACCAACAATATATGTTTCGAACCCGTAAGATAACTCAGGATGATCTAGCACTATGTTTGCCTTATTTGCTTTTGCGAGAAATGCTGCGCTTATTCCGTCAGGGAAGTTTTTACCTGAAACAATCACCTTATTTGCTTTTGCAAACTCCTTGTCTATTATATCTGATGTTGCATATCTGTCATCACCTGCGTATTTGATGACCTCTGCACCAATATCGACTTGCTTAGGTTTTGGTGTAACAACTTGCGTTGTTTTCTCGCCCTGCTTCCTCGCATATGCATACCATGTATCTGCATCACCATAAAACACATCAAGGTCAAGTCTTTTGCTGTATCCACTTAGGTATCCATGCGATGTATATTGATACATTGCAACAACGCTCCAGTATGGCACATATGGTGCAGCCTTTTCGAGATATCCTGTTGCATTGTTGTGGTCGTACTGGGCTACCCACAACCCATAGTCTGCGTTAGCTATAGCGCTACAATCGTGGCTCTCAATGAAGCTTAAATAACTGTAAAACATAGGTTTTACGCCTATAAGTCTATAAACTGCATCGAGCCAAGCTTTTGCCCATTCTGCGCCTAAATACACATCCTGCTCAAAGTCTAACACGGGAATAACCGTGCCATCGAAGTATGCACCGCAGTTATCTACAAACCACTGTGCTTCCTCTTCAGGAGTTCCGCCAAACCCAACCTCTCGAGCAAAGTGGTATACTCCGATTAGCTTCCCTGCGGCCTTTGCTTGCTGTACAAAGCCGTCACATTCTGCCGATACATATCCAGCACCGCCTGTTCCTTTGATTATTACAAAATCTGCGGGTACACTTGCTAGCTGTATACCCTCTTGCCATCCTGAAATATCAATCCCATGTAACATATTAATCCTCCAAGTCCTTGAAGTTTTTAACTTCCTCATCGAGCTCAGGCAGTCCTGCAACGCTTGTTAGTAGAGATAGTACACCAGCAAGCACAGAAGCACTTACAACAACTTTCCAATTAACATCTGTAAGTAAGGCAGTTGTGCCGATTGTTGCGATTGCAGTCTGTGCAACCGTCTTTACTGCTCTTACTGCTGCCTTTTCAGCCCAATCTTTCCAATTTCTGTTCTTCATTCTTTTACCTCCTGAAATGAATAAAAAAGGCAGCTAAGTGCTGCCGATTAATCAACGATTTAAATATTACAATTATCTTTTAATGGTAATTGCTTTACTTCATTTATAACTTTTTCAGCCGTACCATTGCCCCCTAAATTCTTGTATGGGATATAAAGATAGTCTACAAGATTTTCATATTCATCTCTTGTGATGCATCCACGCTTGATGTAATACTCTCCCAGATAGCATATGCGATCGTGCCCAAGACCGCGCATCATCATTGCATAGTCGCTCTTACGCTCCATGTATCTCTGCACAATCATGCTTATAAAGCTCCAAAGTCCGGTGCTTGCAAATACTGCTATTATTATTGCTCTTTCCATACGCCCTCCTATTTCCACTTGCCAATCGCGTAGATTTGCAAATTTAAAATGTCTGCAGATGCTGAGCTCTGACTCGCAGCTACCGTCAACATCGTTGTATTTTGCGTATTGATTGTTTGAGCAGCGAACGAATAACCGTTGCCAATCTGTACTGACGCCATTACCGTTGGCTTTGCAATAAATCGACAAGACGATGGGAATGTAAACGTTTTTCTGTTAAAAATCATGTTATTCCAGGCTCCAGCAGTCCATCCTGATCTAGAGTCCGAATCGGCTGTCTTAATAAGCTCTAATCTCCCCCTCTTCCATTTCACGAACTGCCACCCATCGACTTCGCCTTGTTCCACGACATAATCTTGAGCTCTTCCACCTCCGTTGTATATCTCATTGATTGCATCTGCGAGATTTCTTGCGCTGGTTTTTAACATGCTTGCGTTACCCATGTCGTCTCTAACTCGCTTTATCTGGTCTGCGTACTTTTCATCTGTGACTTTAATTTCTTGCTTAAGATCCTGGGCAAGTGTGCCGGATAGTGCTGAGTTCACGGTTCCGAAGCTATCACGCAGCTGGAGCCACAGGTTGTCGAATAGTCCGCGATACTCTACAGCCGGAACTACCCAACCACAAAGATTTGAGTCCATTCTTGTATCAGATATGTTGACAGCTTCGATTGAGGTTGTACGAGCTGGGATGTATACATCAGCTATTGCCAGTTCGTAATAATTTGACTCGCGGATTAGATCCTGGGCAACAGGATTCGTTGCTGCAACACCCTCTTTTAAATAGATGTCTATATCTCGTCTATCCTCTGCAGTATCGAACCTCAAAACGATACGATCTATACGAGGAAGGCTCGATGCTGGAGACAATGTGATTTGTCTGTTATTGCTCTCTTTAAAGACTGCTCCCTCGATGATTGCGCCTCCTGGTTTCACATTAACGGTCATGCCTCCGTGTGCCGTGACCATTAGCCCATCGATTGGATTAATAAACACACCGTTTCCCCAGCACATCTTGTTAAAATCTCTTTCATCCTGGGCTGTGATTGCTCTGTCCCATTCATTTCCGATTATACTTTTTGATTCGAACGGAAAACTCTTTGCCATACTATACATCCACCTTTCTGTATGTTTGCCTGTTTGGAGACCCAAAGACAAGCTCGACTTTTACTGTATTTTTAGAGTGAACCTCTCTGACTTCGACGAGCCTGGAAGTAAATTCTTTTTGTATCGAATCAATATTGATTGTACAAACATCACCCAGGTCATAGTCCTTGAGGTAATAAAAACGATGCTGGAGTACATCAACTGAGATGGTCTCTTGTTTGTAATTGTTCAACATCTCAAGCTTTGCAGCATCTCGCATTTTTGACCTTATAAGCGCCTCATTTTCGCTCTTGATTTCGACTCCGCTGATGTTGGCATTAAAAACTTTGAGTGGCACACAGTGACCGAGATTGCTTGGCATGTTACCATCAAACTGTACATATTCGTGTATTGCTCTGACCTTTTTGCCGTCCTTCCAATACCCGTGGACCTCGTTTGGCGTATTGAAGTCATCCGGTATTTCCTGACTCGCTAAAAAACCACTGTATACACCACTTTCGTCATATGCATATTCACACTTCGAGATGTTTCCCCAAGCTTCGCCAAAGAATACGTCATCACGCAAATCCTTGCCCTTTTGAACGTGCAACTCAATGCCTAAAAGCGGTTTGCCTGGTTCTTCCTTTGCCGAGAAAATCGGTCTGCAAATGAGTGTGTACCCTGCAGACTTTAAAGCTTTTCGCATAGCAGAGCCTGTACTTTCACCAAGTTCTGCACTTATAGACAGCTCGCTTGGTACGTCACTATCTGTGCTTAGCTTTGCACCGTTTACCGTTCCCCCTCCAGGCTGAGCGTATTTGTCACTCACAGTTTCAAGTAACCATTGCTTTAATTGCGTTTCAACTTCTGCCTTACTCTTAAATGTCGTTGTCGAAATCGGTATCGTATAAGCGCTCCAATCAAGCACTTTGTCGATAAAAAAGCCTGATAGTGTTACAAATTCACCGTTATTCTTTTCCTCGTACACGACCTTTTGAACCATCGCAGTTTCAGGGCGCCCAATACATTGGATGTACTTGACATCTGAGTCATAGTCCTTAGCTGCCATATATAGCACAAATGACCCACACTCGAAATATTTTCTGCTCCATTGAAGTTCGACAAAGTCAATCATCTTGACCTCTTCGCCGAATTTGTTTAGACACTTGATCATTTACACACCTCCGTATCTTCCAATGAAGCTTACTTCCGCAGTAAATGCTGTATTGCCATCTTTGGATATTTTGATTTGATTGTCACCATATCCAAGCACCATCTGCATGAGGTCTCTAGCGTCAAAATCGCTGTATGGCACGTCTTTACCGTTCTTTTTGACCGTTCGCTTGTCGCAGTCAATAACGAGGACATCAGACGCATTTAAGACCGTTTTCACGCTAGTCTTAAGGTCACCCATCTCGATGTCGATACCAGGAACATAGCCTGTTGATTTTATTGTGATAACGATTGGAGCCGGTTCGCTTCCGAGATAATTGATTACCTTTGTATCCGTTTTAGTTATCTCACCAAATGCGAGCTTGCCACCTCCTGGCGCATAATATCTTGTCCAGTGCCACATAGGATTTACGTCACTAAAAGCAGTCGTGTCCTTGCTATCGCCAAATAGATCAGCATGAGGCGACTGAAATAACAGCTCAAGATTAGGCTTGCGGTAAACATTTCTTGACGGATAACTTGCTGCCTTAAGAACACAGTCTTTTGCTATCTTTGTAACTCCAGCATATGTAATATACAAATCATACTTATGATTAGCATTGTGAAATCCGATAACCTCTTCTCTTAAGCTATCATTAGAGCCGTTAATTCTTGCCGACAACGTAATCTGTCGCCCATGCTTTCTTATGCCGGTGATAATGTCACCGTGGCCAAACCCTCTCGCCTCTGAAAATACTTCAATTTCAGGAAAGTCAACACCTTCAAGTGTCAACATTTTCCAATCATTTTTGTTATAACTAAATCGGAGACCATCACTTCTGACGGCCTCCACATTTACCATTTTGTTCATATCGCACCTGCCAATCCAAATTTTACAGCCTCGCTACGCAAAACTCTTGCGTGTTCGCCTGGAGTCTCAACCGGCTGATTGATGTTAATTGTCTGCATTACCGTTGTCTCACCTGCACCGACTCCGTTGCGTGATATCTGATTATATCTTGCCCCTGGAGGTAGCGTTATTGCATCTCGTTTTAGCCTTGAACCATTGTAGCCACCGTTTACAGTTAAGTCAGCCTCAACTCCTTGCATATCGCTTGCAAAACGATCTTTTATACTGCTCGTAAAGTCTGATACGACACCAAGTGCATACGCGGTCTTTCTGGTGATACCATTAGCAATGCCGTAAATCAGATTGTTACCAATGTCCTTTTCTCCCCAACGCGATGGTGATTTGATACCAAAGAAGGATTTTATCTTACTCTTAACCCTGCCAAAAAACCCACCAATCATATCCATTAGCCAGCCAAACTTGTCGTGAATTCCGTTCCAAAAACCTCTGATTATCTGACCACCTATAGACACAAATTTGCTAGGCAAACTCTTGATACCATTAACTATACTGTTCACAAAATCAGCTATTCCGCTAACTGCTCGGCTAACTAAATCGCCAATCCACGCAGCAATCTTTGCGATCACCTGCGCTAGATAAATTACTATTCGGATTGGAAGAGTTTCCCACCAAATCCAAAAGTCAATCGCTTTTGATACAAATGCTTTGATTCCGTTCGGCAATGTTTCCGTAAAAAATGTTACAATCCCATCAACGACTGCACCAACAAAGTTCTTGATATGGGTCCATATTCCTATGAAAAAGTTACGGAATCCGTCTGACGTTTTCCATAGGTAAATAAAACCACCAACGAGCGCTGCAATAGCCATTATGAGAACCATAATAGGATTTGCAAACAAAACTGCATTTAACAGTACCTGAGCTGCAGTAACAATTGTAACGACTGTTTTATACGCAATAAAAGCAGAAGCAACCATCACGATTAAGACCTTAAATTTATCAAAGTTCTTAATTAGCCCTTTTAAGATTGATGTCAACGGCTTAATTATTGGGACCGCGTTACCCAGTTTACTCAGTCCTTTTATAATCGCTGGTACAAGGCTTTTTGAAAATGCCTTGCCTAGACTCTTAGCCACAACCTTTATCCTTGGAATTAAGTTACTTAAGAATATCGCAATTGAGTCAGCAAAGGCTTGCATAGACTTATCGACATCTCCCCCTCCAGCAAAAGCAGTAAGCAGATTTTCCCACGAGGCTTTCATCTGATTTGCACTACCTTCTAGAGTAGAGTTTGCTTCTTTTGCTGTTGTTCCAGCTATTCCCATGTGAGATTGCATTACACTTAGCGCATTGACGATATTGCCAAAACTCATACTGTTTTCGTCGACAGTAATTCCAAGTTTTTTCTGCTCATCTTTCATCTTAGATGCATCCTTTATAAGGCGCTGCATCTCCTCTTTAGTACCACCATAGCCGAGCTTGAGATTATCTAGCATGGTATAGTTTTGCTTAGCAAAGCCCTGGTACGCCATCTGTATAGACTCAATTGATGTGCCCATCTTGTTTGCATTGTCTGACATGTCAGTCACGGCCCTGTTCGCGTATTCTGCCGACTTCTTTGTGTCGCCATCAAGCGATTGCAATAGTGATGCACTGAAGCTTGTTACTGTCTCCATGTACTTGTTAGCGCTCATGCCAGCCGTCTTATATGCGTTACTTGCATACGCCATGACTTCCTTGCTACTATTTTTGTACAAAGTCTCTACGCCGCCTGCGAGCTGTTCGTATTGCGCAAATGACTTTATAGCCAAAGTTCCAAGCCCTACTGCGGTCGTTACGAGTGCAGCACCTATCATCGCTGCGCCTCTACTCACGCTCCCAGAAAGACTGTCAACACCTTTATCTACACCTGTGGTATCAAGCAGGGTTTTTATCTCTAAAACATTTTCATTCATTTACTATCCCCACTCTTCTTCAAACTTGCGATACTGTTCTTCTTCCTCTTCCGTAAGTACTGTTGGAAGTTCCCATGCGTTTCGCTGTTCTCTAAATTCTTTATCGGTTGACGCCCTAAAGCCTATTACCTGTCCGAGCAATGTCTTATCAGTGATGCCTTTTAGCAGTGCCTTGAATTTGTGCCAATGCATTTCAATTTCCATGATATCGATTCCGTATTGCTGCAAAAAAGCGCTGTAAATCAGCTCCGCATCAATATCAAAATCTAGTGTATCTACACCTGGATCACTCTGTTTTGGAACAGGACAAGGATTTGTATAAAACTCTACAAGTGCCAAGAATATATCGTTAGGCACTCCCCAGCCTCCTTCAGTCTGAACACAAGGCGAATTGCCCTTAAATAAAGGTCTGAAATCAGTACATTTATGGAAGTTTAGCCAGTATCTATAGTCTGTGTTTAAAAAAAAACGCCTCCCACGAACCTCAATCGAGTCGGGGAGACGATTTGTTAAAGTTAGCATTATTTAAGCTTCGCAATCTTATCCACGCTCTGCGCTACGTCATTAATTACGTCAAGCGCAGGTGAATTTAATTGCTCTGCCTCTCTTTGTCTCTGATGCTCACGGACCCTCTGCAGATAAGCATCAACGATGGAGTTGTAGCAGATTGTTAGGGTCTGCAAATCAACATCGTCTACCTTTTTTGCGTCAAGAACTACTGCTGCGTTATCCTTGCCCAAAAGCTCTGAGCAAAATTCAAACTGCTTACGATAGCACTCAACCCCCTTGTTTGCGACGCTCAAATTTCCAATCTCGTCCATTTTTTTCTGCACCGCCAAGGTTTTCTTAGGAAGGACGTATTCAGCTCCGTCCCATATTAAAATATCTGCCATATTATTACTCCTTTATTACTTATGCTTTAGTGAATGTTGGAACGCCAGCCTGAAGCTTTGCTGTTCCCTTTTCGACTGTGCCGCCAAATGGCAAGTCAAATGTAATTGTGCCTTCAACTGCATTCATCGAGTCAATGCTTAGCGTTGCTTCTGTAAGCCATGCTTTGTTGGCACCGTTTGGTGTGTCATCAAAAATAAACACAATCATAGCCTCGACCTTTGCGTCGGCTCCAGTTGCAAGTCCGTAGAACTTTTCCCAGATGAAATCAAAGTCCGGCTCGCCCTTATACATTGTAAGTGGCATGCCATCAACTCCAGGCTTGTAACCTTCAAGCTCTGTTGTTGGCGATTCATCTGAGATGTAGTCATAATCCTGCTTCTGTGGATCAAGCTTAATCTCGAGTTTTGTAGCCTTCTTGATTCTGGTCCACTTCTTTGTTTCCTTTGTGCCTGTGTTGATAAACAGTGCGATCATGTGCTTTTTAATGCGCTTAACCTGTTCTGCCATTTTACCTTTCCTTCCTGTAGGTCACCCCTACACTAATCTGATAGACAGCTTGTTCGCCATCTGTTTCTTGCATATAAAACGAATTAGCGACTGAGATATCTTCGATTTTATGTCCTTGCGGATAATTCGATTTGTAATTCTGTTCCGCAATCCATTGTTCGAATTGCTCTAAGAACTCTTGATTAGATACCCTGTCGCGTTCTTCCTGAGCCTCTTGCCTAGCAACGATATAAAAATAGTCAGTACACAATGTACTGCCATCTATATAGTCAACTGTTTCGTTTGTCGGTTGCTTGTATAT